TTAATCATGGCAGCAAAATGGAACATGGGTGGATCTATTGAGTCTAAACCCAAAAAAACATGTATTGGAAGAGGTAAGCATACAAAGTATTCCGCTACCTCTCGTAATAAGGCAAGAAAAAGATATAGAGGGCAGGGCAAGTGAACTGCTGGCACTGCGGAACTGAGTTGATCTGGGGAGCAGATCACGATATGGAAGATGTAAATGATGGAGAGGAGTCTGAATACGACTTCTTCACTAATCTTTCATGTCCAAAATGTTTTTCTTATGTTGAAGTTTTTCATTATAAAGGTCCTATAGACGATGAGCACACTAATAACTAATTTACCTGCTGTTGAATTGTGGGTTAGAAAAGAATATTTGACCGATCATAAGTCTGGTCATGGTGAATTTACAAGAGGAGTATGGGTTGCTGCTAAAAGTATACCTGGTCGTGCCTTTTATTTTGAGACATATCTACCAGAATATGCTGCAATTTACGATAAATTACCAATTGCTGCGTTTCTTTCTCGTCCAGAGACACCAGATCCTGATATGACGTTGCATAATTTGCAATTTTGGAACTGTATGGACTATGGTGTGACTTCAATTTGCAAAAACTTTATTGGATCAATGCATTATGAGGTCTATACAAGAGATTTTGGAACTCAAACTGGTACTTATGTATGCACTTTAGACAATTATCATGAAGATATAGACACGGTAGACTACTCTACGAGTGAATCACCTGCGGAACATAAGTCTCACAACATCATCGAACTCGATAATGGGCAATATTGTCTATATCCAAACAACAGAATGAGGATTTATGATAATAGTATTACACCAGAGGTTCCTAAAACACCTGATTTCAAGGTTTCTACTGTTTACTATCAGGTAGAAAATGGTCATGATCGTGATGGATTAGGTAATGATGAGAATTATTTCTGGAAAACTGCAAAAGAAAGAGCGTTTGGTGATGTAGGAGTCGGAAATACTGCGATAACAGGTAGTGTAGAAATTAATATTGAACCAGAATTAGGTTAATGGAACAGATAGATATCCTCCCTCAAAGCATTTTCAAGTTTGAGTGTGATAAAAAACTACTAGAGAGCACTCTTGAGACTCTTAAGGGGGAGGAATATCGTCGTGAAGGTGTTCACACACATAAAAGTAAGCAAACTGTTAGTGTTAGATTGGATAAAGAGGAGAGATATTCCGAAATATATGACTGGTTTCACAAATGTTTAGAGGAAGTTAGGTTAAAATTTGAGTTAGAGTGTGATAAAATCAAAATTTCATCATCTTGGGGTAATAGGACAGGTGGTCACTCCATACATGGTGCCCATAGTCACCCAAATTCATTCATTAGTGGAATATTTTATCTAACAGACTCAAGTGCAAAGACAGTTTTTTTCTGTAATAACCATTGGACAGGAGATAATGATCCACTGAAACCATCAAATCTTTCAAATATCGTGCAAATGATGTTTCCAGGCAGTGAACACAATATAATACAACATTTTCAACCTTCAATAGCAGGAAATTTAATACTTTTTCCGTCTTCATTGATTCATGCAGTTACTCAAACAGAACATAATGCGGAAAATAGGTATACTATGTCTTTTAATTCCTTCCCTTGCGGTAAAATTGGTCGAGATAGTCATAATGCGAGTGTAAATATAGAGATTTTATAATAGTGTTACACTACTCACATAAATAAAGTGAGTAAACTATTACCTAATGTACGGAAATCGGGTATCAAGGTCATTTAAAGACATAAGTTTGTCTTTTGAACCTCACCCAATCACAAAGATCTACCTGTTCTTAAGAATGCGAATGCAATTCGTCGTTCCGTACGTAATTTAGTGCAAACAATTCCTGGTGAAAGATTTTTTAATCCAATTCTAGGTTCATCTGTCTATGATAGTCTTTTTGATTTGATGGATTTTGGAACTTCTAACCTTATAGAACAAGAAATCGTAACAACACTAAGGAACTTTGAACCTAGAGTCAATAATGTTCGAGTTAGGGTCAGTGCGAGACCTGACCAAAATAACTTTGATGTTACGATTTTCTTTGATATTGTTGGAGCAGCACTACCACCTCAAGAATTTTCATTCATCCTAGAAGCAACTCGATAATATGCCATTTACTAAGTTTACAAATTTAGATTTNGATCAAATCAAATCACAAATAAAGAGTTACTTAAGAGCAAACTCTGATTTTAAGGACTTTGACTTTGATGGATCAAACTTTTCAGTCTTAATTGATACCTTAGCATATAATACTTACATTACTGCATTCAACTCTAACATGGTTGTAAATGAATCTTTCTTAGATTCTGCAACATTAAGAGAAAATGTAGTATCTTTAGCAAGAAATATAGGATATGTTCCTCGTTCAAGATCTGCAGCAAAGGCAGAGATAAGTTTTTCCGTTAACACTACATCTAATACACCAACATTAACCTTAGCAGCAGGTCTAGTGTGCGTAGGAGCAACTGAAAACACCACAGTCATGTTCTCAATACCATCAAGTATTACAACGACAGTAAACAATGGTGTAGCATCGTTTGATAATATTCAGGTAAGTCAAGGAACTTTCCTAAGCAAGCAATTTTTAGTTGATGGATCACTAGATCAAAGGTTTGTGTTGGATAATTCATTTATAGACAGTTCAACTATTGTTGTAAGAGTACAAGGACCTAATGAAACAACTCTTGGTAGAGAGTATTTGAGATCAAGTAACATTTTGAACATTGATTCAACCTCAGAAATTTACTTACTACAAGAAGTTCAGGATGAAAAGTATGAATTACTATTTGGTGATGGATATTTTGGTAAAAAATTAGAAAATGGTGCAGTCGTAACAGCAACTTACATTATAACTGATGGAAAAGCAGGTAATGNTTCTTCCGTATTCTCATACTCAGGAAGAGTTTTAGACTCAGATAATAATCCAGTAGTTCCGACTAATAATATAACTATCACGACAAATCAGTCTGCTGCAAATGGTGGTGATATAGAGAGTGTTGACTCAATTAAGTACTTTGCCCCTAGAATATATGCCTCACAGTACCGTGCAGTGACCGCCAGAGACTATGAAGCGATAATTCAGTCCATTTACCCTAATACAGAGTCTGTAGCGGTTGTAGGGGGCGAGGAACTTGATCCACCAGAGTTTGGTCAAGTGCTTATTAGTATTAAACCAAAAAATGGCGACTTTGTTTCAGACTTCGATAAACAAAATATACAATCAAAATTAAAAAATTATGCTTTATCGGGTATAAATCAAAAAATAATTGATTTGAAGGTATTATATGTAGAAATTGATAGTGCAATTTACTATAATAGTTCGCAAGTTAGTAATGTAAATGGAGTCAAGAGTAAAGTAATAGATGTTTTAAACACATTTTCAACTTCAAACATTAATAAATTTGGTGGAAGGTTCAAATATAGTAAATTAGGTCAAATTATTGATGGATCAGACAGTTCTATCACATCAAATATTACTAGAGTCATAATTAGACGTAATATGAAGTGTTTGTTGAATCAATCTGCACAATATGAGTTATGTTATGGTAACACATTCAAGAAAAATGCAGGTGGTTTTAATATAAAGAGCACAGGATTTACTTTAGCAAATCAACCAGGTACTTTATACTTTACAGATGTTCCAAATGAGACTGGTGATATGGGTGTTTTATCTGTTGTTAGGGAATCATCAGAAAGTAATGAATTTACTGTCGTAGTTAAGTCTGCTGGAACAATTGATTATAAAAAAGGTGAAATTATAGTTAACACATTAACCATAACATCAACTGTTGCAGCAAATGATGTTATAGAAATCCAAGCGTTCCCAGATTCTAATGATGTTATTGGATTGAAGGACTTGTATTTAAGTTTTTCTGTTGCAGATAGTACAATAAATATGATTAAGGATACGATTTCATCTGGTGAGCAGATATCTGGTGTCGGATATAAGACAACATCAAGTTATTTGAATGGAAGTCTAAAAAGAGGTGATACTTCAACAGCG